TCCTTGTCGGCTCGCCACATCTCGCCCGACACGCCGCCGACCAAGGCCAGGACGATCACTAACCAGATTGGCATCTCTGCCAGCGCTTGCTGCTCGTTCGTCATCGCCCTACTCCATAAACGCAAAAACCCGGCGCAATGGCCGGGTTTGGTGTGTGATGCCTGCCGCTCTCTGCGGTCGCACCTATCGAAGATGACTACTTTTTACAGGTGGATTCCGGTGGCAGCAACCCCACTTTAATGCCACCCGGTGAATGTCTGGGCTACGTCTAGGCAATGTCGGTGAATATCTTTATTTCGGCTTTCAGCGCCTCTGGCGCTGTCCTACCTGTCCCACTATTCAGAGTCGAAGTAGGACAGCTACAGCCCCTTAAATTCGTGGCTCTGCCCTACTGTCCTACCTTGCTTAACTTTACCTTGTGTATAGAAAGAAAGCTAAAAGCACGCGTGCGCGCCATGGGCGCGACTACGTGCCCGCTATGCTTACGTGTGCATGGTGCGGGCAAAGGTTGGACAGTAGGACAGCCCAGCAACGGCGCGGCCTGCACTTGTCCGACCACATTAAATGGCAGTCGGACAAGGCCGGACAGTAGGACAGGGGTATGCGGAGTGACACCAGGGGTCATGCAGCCTTCCCCATCAACAGACCTGCGATGTGCAGGTGCGCTTCATGCAGACGCTGATAATAGGTATCGCGACTGCAACCGCAATGGGTGTACTTCTGCGACAGAAAGCTTTCGTGGTTGCAGTAGTGCTCCCACACCACCACCGACAGCTGCGCCGGCAAATGCTTGTTGACGATTAGCTCGATATCCACCGACTCATCCAATAGCACTCGACTACCTCGCGTGCCACGTATCAGCTCACCCTTGCACTCCATCAGCATGGCAATCATGTTGCCCCCACTCGCTCCACCATAGGTTTCAGGAATCGGCGAGTGCAGATCCTGCGCCCAGAGCTTGAGCATCTCATCGATTCGCTTAATCAAAGCAAGGCTCCTCTACCACCGCCTGCTGCAATGCAGACGCACGCCCCCACGTTGCAGGCTTCTGATAGGCCCACTGGCGGACACCGCTTTTTGCCAACGCTGGCATACGTTTCTTGCGCCAGCCCAGCCGGTGCATGATCGCGCCGACCCGCATCTGTTCAGGCTTGCCCCAGTGCCCGAAGTCCAGCTTGAGCGCCTGGGTCAGAATTTCGTTGCCGGTCGCGGTTTCGCCGAGCTGGGACTCTTCCAACCAGGTCAGGATTGGCCCTTCCCATTCGTCCACTACGAAGCGCTCATCCTGTGCCTCGGCGAACATCCAGGATTCATCCTTGGTCACCCACCAGATATCACCAGCCTCGAAGCAGAAAACCGCTTCAGCCCACAGCTGATCACGGATTTCGCGCAGCTGCTCCAAGTCGACCTTGTTGCAGAACACCGGCCAGTAACGCCGGTTACCCGTGGCGTCCTTGAGGTATTCCTCTTGGTTGGTGGTACCCACAAACACACACTGGCGTGGCACGTCGTTCGTTCTGCGGCCGTAGCTCTCGCGGTAGGTGTCGGTGGACGCCGAGAAGAACTGTTTGGCCTTGGTGCTTTCGGCCTTGTTGAAGCTGTCCAGCTCCCCCAGCTCGACAATCCACTTGCCGCGTATTGCCTGGAAACTGTCCTTGTCGCCAAGGGCAAAGGGCGTGTCCATGAACCACTCACCGCCAAGAATGCCCATGGCGGTGGACTTACCTTCTCCCTGCCCACCCTCGAGGATCATCACCGAGTCGGCCTTGCAACCTGGGCGCATCACCCGAGCCACAGCCGAGATCGGCCAACGCTTGCCGACCTTCGCCGAATACTCGCTGGCCTGGACGCCCAGCACATCGGTCAACCAGCTTTCCAGCCGGGGCACCCGGTCCCACTCCAGCTTCTCCAGGTACTCGCGCACCGGGTGAAACGAATGGTCGTGGGCTACCACGCTGACTGCCTCGATCACATGGGATGCTTTCACTCGCAAGTTGTACTGCTGCGCGAGCCATTTCATCACCCGCATGTCATCGATGTCGGCCCAATCCCCCGCACCGCCGCCAAAAGGGGCGGACCGAAGTTTGACGATCTTGGAGCTGAACACGCTGTAACCGATCACGCCAGCCCAGCGCTCGTCATTGCCCAAGATCAGCTCGACATTCTGCATATGCGCAATCAGGGAGCCGTTTTCGGTGCGGGCCAGTTGGTCCTTCCAGCCACCAGCTGCTGGGGGCTTGACCACCGCCAACACCTGGCGGCGGACAACCTCCAAACCTTCGGCAACGTGCAGGTCGTTGAAGTCGGTCCACTTGGTCTCACGCTCACCCGAAAAGACAGGCGCAACCACCTGACCACCGACGATCAACGCGGCGTTGTTGGCTTTCTCTTCACCGGGGTTCCAAGGCTCGTCATTTGGGCGCTTGGTTTTCCAGTCATCGTCCCGGCAAAGGATCAGTGGACAACCGGGGAAACGCTCGCGCATGGCCTTGGAAACCGGCAGCAGGTTGCCCGCATCGAAGGCGATAGCGACTGTCAGCGACGTAGACATGTGCAGGCTAGCGCCCGTGGCGTAGCCCTCACATACCAGCACCGGCTCCCCCGGTTCAGGATGCGGGCCAATCAAATGGAAGGCGCCCTCTTTCGACATGCCGGCGGGCCAGTAGGCCTTGTCGCGCCCGGTGTCTTCTTGCTTCTCCGGGAAAATCACCTGCAGGCCTACGATTTGATCTCGCACGTTACACATAGGCACTAAAAATGCCCCGGTTCGTGGCGCATAGCGAACTTTGAAGCCAACGATTTGCTTTCGATCCAGATACGCGCTCTTACCCTTCTCAGGCATGCGCTTGAACAAACCTGCGGCACGATTGGCCGCACGCCGTGCAGCGTTGGCCGCGATCTCAGCAGCCTTGCGTTTTGCCTCCTCCTGACGAGCGCGCATAACTTCGCGCTCTTCGGGGCTCATACGCCCGGCCTTGACCTTAACTTTCTGGGTCTCACCGGAACGCCAGTCACCGAAACTACCGAAGATCAGTGTTTCGTTTTTTTCGGTGCGGTGTTCATGAAGCACGTACCAACCGTTTTTTTCCTTGCCCTTGTCCTGGGAAGTTTTGCAGCGGGTCAGTTTGCCGAATACCAACGGCTGTTCAGGTTCGAGTCCGTAATCTGCGAATTGACCTAGTACCTCATCGAGCATGGCGGGCCTCCCGCGACTCGACAGCGGACTGGCAAATAACACACAGATCGCAACCCAACAGGGCAAGTCGGCGAGCCTCTGGGATTGGGTCGTCGCAACTTACGCAAAACAGGAAAGAATGCGCCGCCAACACAGGTTTGGCGGCATTGCGTGCAGCGAGGGCTTGATCAAGTCGCTCTTGCACCAGGTCATTCGCGAAGTCAGCGATATCAGCCATGGTCAGCACCCCGCGATTTCTGATTGACATACGCGGCGCGGTTGAACATTCCAAGAAGTCCTTGGATGCCGCGAAACACTTGCTGACGTATCTCGGCTAACTCACTGTCATCCACCTTGCCGTCGCCAATGCTTTTGGCCCAAACGACAGTCAGATCGGCCACTTGGCGAAGATAAACAGCGATTCCGGTGGTCAGGGATTCGGACATGTCATCGGTATAAGCTTCGGCCAACTCCTGCCAGACCGTGTCGCCGACCAGCGCATGCACGGCATCGAGAATGCGGCGGTCCTTGGTCAGTTCCAGGATCTCGCCGAACTCTTGGATGTTCACGGAGTGACTGGGATGGGTGGGAGAAAGCTTGTGTTGCAGCGTGGTGGGGTTCCTGCCGGTGGTGGCGGCGATGGCAGCGGCGCCACCCGGGTAATCCCTTGCGGCATGGTAAAGCGCGAGGTCGAGCGGCAGAACTTCCCGCTGTGCCCGGTCAACTGAACTTAGAGCGATTCGGCTCATGGCATTAATCCTTGAAAGTTGCCAGTGCCGCGCGACATGCAGTGGTGATACATTTGCCGCGTGGCTTGAAAGGGCCCAAACGCCGGCAAGGTCCGTAAGACCGACACCGGCACCGTGCCGAGGCAAACGATCCGTCGTTTACCTCCGGCGCAACAGCTGCCCGATCTGTGGTGGAAAAGGCAGCAACCCAAGGCATCCGCGCCTTGGCAACGCGATAAAGATTGGCGGTTTTGCATGTGGTGTGCCCGCCTACCTTTATTGCGACCCGACAGCACTGTGGTGGTGTGTGCCGGGAGGAACTGGGCGGCCCTTGGGCCGCCTTTTTTCTGGCTACGCTTCAGCTTTTTGTGGCGCCGATGTACTCAACAACCAAGCGGCATCAAACGCGTTGCCCTTCTGTTTAGCAGCGGCCGCCAATAGCATTGCGTAACGTGTTTCGCCGGTGTAGTCAGTGCGTGGCAAGCTTGAGGCTAAGCGCCATTTATTGAGCGCTTGGTAACTCCTGTCGCATACCTTCGCGGCAGCTCCGATGCCGCCTACAGCTTCAAAAGCAAATGCAATGGTGTTAGGAAAATCTGCGGGGTCCAACATGGCAACCTCCATTTATCAACTCGCGGTTGATATTAAACATCAACTGACTATTGCGCAAGTCTCGTGGCACTCTCAACCCATGGTTGATAAAAATTCACTACGCGCCGCTTTCAGCGTGCGTCTTCACGAAGCCCTCGACGATGCCGGCGTACGCAGCCGGGGTCGCGGTGTGGATGTACATAAGCAGTTGAAGAGCTTGGGGGTCTATAAAACCACACAGGCCATCAGTAAATGGCTCAACGGTGAAGCAATGGCCGAAGCCGACAGTATGGTCGCGCTCTGCTCGTGGTTGAAGGTAAGACGGGAGTGGCTGGAATACGGCGTGCTCCCAAAAGAACAGACCGGCGAGAGCCATGTGCGCCAGTTGAAGAACGCGGAAGCCAGCAACGTCAGCGCAATCATGCAGCGCTTTGACAAGGTTCCGCTGATTTCGTGGGTGCAGGCTGGAGCTTGGTGTGAGTCGATCTCAAACTTTGAGCCTTGCGATGCTGACTCATGGCTTTCTTGCCCCGTGCCCATCAGCCCTAGCGGTTATGCCTTGAAAGTAGTTGGGGACTCAATGACGAACCCTGGACCCGGCCGAAGCTACCCAACCGGCTGCATCATCTTTGTAGATCCAGAGGCGGAAACAAATACCGGAGACCGTGTGATTGCTAGGGTTCCTCGCACAAATGAGGCAACATTCAAGGTTTTAGTTGAAGATGCAGGCCGACAATTTTTAAGACCAATCAATCCGCAATATCCAATCATTGACATTACGGAAGAAACACACATATGCGGAAAGGTAGTGGGGGCATTCATACCAGAATAACGCTATTTCGCAACACTCATTAAAAAGTCCGTCGTAAATACCGATACATCGTCACACTTCATATCTTTTAATGCAGCTTGCTGTCGAGCAGTTAACTTAACTCCCTCTTCAAGAATAAGAACGAAGTGCATTTTAGTATTTAGTTTCCCCGTCATGTCTTTATAGCGCGATACTATCCGCTCAAGCTGCGAGCCAACCAAACGAATCCAAGATAAAAAGTTATGAGAAGAGCTTAGATACTTAACCTCAAAAATAATATCTTTCCCATCCGAAGACGTTAAGAGGCCGTCCAATTGAATACTTGTGTTTCCTCCACGTAAGCTCACCCCTCTCTCGATAGCTTTTTCGTAAAGCATTTCAAGGCTGTCGAACGCTTTTCCTTCTAATTCATAGATACGGCGCACATCAGGACTTTGTACTCTGTATGTAACAGCCGTTTCCGGAAGATTGATTTTTATATTACCGAGCTCGGAAATATTTATAACCTCCCCTGGCTTAAATCCCACTGATTTTTTGGGAGCTTCATTATTATCTGCTGTTTCTTTACCCTCAATGTCAGTGGCAGAAACAGTTTCATCTACTGACTTGTTAGCCTGTTCCTGAGAGGATAAAGGGTTATTCTCTTTTGGCGAATCCTCTTCAGATGAACTACTCACATCACTTTCAACAACAACTGCAGTTTGCGCAACCTCAGCTGTCAGCTTATGAAGTTTTTCTTCCTTAGAAAGTGTTTCCTTCTTATAGTCAAAATACTCTTTATTCCCCCTAACAATCGCTGCAAGGTTCTGCAAAAACTCTAGCTCTGTAACAGCAGTCGCTATTACAAATATAGCAACAAAATATGTAGTGACATTATTAGAAAATAGCGCAAGCGCCGTAACAAAAAATATCGCCAACAAACGTAACGTATGAGCTCTTAGACAGGTAAACAAAGAAAGCGCAGCTGAAACTATCGCAAAAAAAACAAGAATACCCGCTAAGACTTCAGAAAAGCTTGCAGGAAAGTACTTTTCCATTTTATCAACTCAAAATTATAGGAATGTGGCATCCATTACGAGAACAAAAGCTACTGAAAGGCCATCATCGTGTCCAATAGAAATGCAGCTCCGCCGAATTATCAACCACCAGTTGTTGACAAATCTAAACTACTGGTTGATATTTTCCTCACTCTTCCACCACAGAGCGAGGCAACACCATGCACACCACTGCAACGATCCACGCCCATCCGGCCGTAGTGTCCCCCAATTTCGTCTTTGAAGCTCGCCGCCTGGCCAGCCACAGCGGCTGCACTTTCGTGCCGTCCAAACCTAAACAGTCCACTCGCACCCCTTCCCGACCGCTCACCCCGAACGACGGAGGGCGCGCAGCATGATCAAGTTCAAACTCGACAACCGCACGCTCCAACTCCTCAACGCCCAGGTCAATCTGAGCGAGACGTTCAATCACACTCTGCGGTCGACGCCACAGCGCGAAGCACTGCCGTTTCGCCTGAAGGTTGAACGGAGCGCGATTGACACCCTCTTCACCGTAGAACTGGGCAGCGAGCGCCACACGCTGGCCTTGCAGAATGAAAAAAAGATGCACCTCAAGCTGGCCGACTTTATCGAAGAGATTGCCAACGGCCCGCTTGACCCTAGCAACACAGCCGATCCAGTGAACGTCCCTCACGCTAACCGACAATATGCACGGTTTGATGTCGAGCACCAGCAACAGGTATTCGAACTTGTGCGCACCGGCGGAGCAATGAGCCTCGACATGGGTTTCAAGCTCCCAATCCACGTCGCCATCCATCGCACCCAAACACGCCCGGGCGTCACCACCATCATGAGCATCGGCGTGAAACGTCCGCGCACAAAGTGCTTCACCGTATGCGGTAGCGATGCCGAGATTTACGAGAAAGTGGCCAAATCCATCAATCACCTGGCTGCCGTGGCAACTCCCGCCGCGCATGCTGCCTGAGGTGATGCGATGGAACGCACACTCGCCCAAGCAGCTTCCAAACTCGGACTCACACGCCCCAAGCTGATCGCGCTCATGCGCGAGAAAGGCCTTCTCAACGCCCGCAACTTGCCTGCCTTCCCGGTTCGCGACCGCGAATACCTGCGGATCAAGGACGGCACCTGGTATCACGAAACCGCTGGAATTCAATACAGCCAGTCAACCAAGGTCCGGCAAGCTGGCATTCGCTGGCTGGCCGAGCAGCTAGGGCTCGAACTCCCCGATATTCCGGCCGACAACCGTGACGTGGCCTAGGGAGTACGCCCGCCAGATCGTTGCCATGCGCACACGCGAGGAGCGCAACGCTGCGCTCCTCGAAGTGCCGGAGCATCTGCGGGAGCTGACCAAGACGCACTGCCTGAACGCATGGAATCACCCATCAAGATTCAAACGCAAGGAGGCCACGCAAGCCCATGAACAACACCAATCAAAACCCACTCCGGCTGATGCCGACACCGGAAACCGTAACCGTTGAACTGCTCTACCGCACCTTCGGCGACGTGCTTATTCCTTTGGAAAAGCTTCGCCTTCAGTACTTCCGCAATCTCAATGAACAGACGTTCGCGTCCGACCTCGACAACGGCCGCATCCCACTGCCAGTGACCACGCTCAAAGACAGTCGTAAATCCTTCAAGTACGTCCATATCCGCCATCTGGCGTCATGGATCGACATCAGAGCCTATTCAGCCGACGAGGAGCAGGCAAAGAAACAGCTCGATTCAACCCCGCAGGACCAGTAACCCCAAACGGCCGCCACCACCGGCCGGGTAAAACAACCAGGAGCACACCACATGACCACAATTCAGATCTACGCACTGATCACCCTCATCTTGCTCATCGGCCTCACCTATTGGGCTGGCTATCGCGGCGGCCTGATCGATGGCCGCATCGAAGGTATTGACGAAGGAAAGGCCATTCAACAATCAAATAACTCAGGAACTATCCAGGATCTGAAGCGAGCGCTTGATCAGGCCCTGGCCGACCACAAGCAACTGTACTCCCACTACGAGCGCGCGCTGGCCGCCTCGAAACTGGGGGAACCGGAACACAAGATCCTGCTGGCCATCGTAGAGCAACTGAGAATCGCGGCCGAGACATTCAGCGCATTTCGCACCGGCAAGAAACTCGAACGAGACACCCTTGCGCTCCGCGATCAAGCGCTCGCCATGGCAGCCCTTCTGGAGCCGGCAACTCAGGAGGAAACAGCATGAATCGAGTTAGCCCAATGCTGCGCCTCACACCAGAGGCTGCCGGCGAGTTACAGCAGCGATGCACCAAAGCCATCAACGAACTGCAGGAGTTGACTCGCTTTCGTAAAGAGTTCGACCGGCAGCTGGCCGCTTTGGTTGGCAATGACGCCCTACGCAAACTCCATAAGGCAACCCACAACGCCCTGCTACTGGCCGATCTCGTGAAGGAGGCCGCATGAACTGCATCCTCACCCATACCGGCAAACGCTTTGATCTGTTTGAGCCGGACGCAGACATGATCGATCCACGGGATATCTCCCACTCGCTGGCCCACCTGTGCCGCTTCAACGGCCACACCCGCGAGTTTTACAGCGTGGCCCAACACAGCTGCATTGTCGCGGACCTGGTGCCGGAAGAACACAAGCTTGCGGCCCTACTACATGACGCCACCGAAGCGTACCTGGGCGATATGACACGCCCACTCAAGCAGTGGATGCATGCCTACCAGGACTTTGAAGACTGGACCTGGCGGCGTGTTTGCGAACGCTTCGACATTCCCTCCGAGCTGCCCGCCTGTGTTCAGCAGGCCGACCTGATTGCCTTGGCCACCGAACGCCGCGACCTCATGCCAACCGACCCGGCTATCTGGGATTGTCTGATCGGCATTGAACCCATGGCTGAATCCATCCGCCCGTGGTCCGCCCCCGAAGCCCGGCTCACGTTTCATCAGCGTCTGATGGACCAACTCGCTATCGATCATCGGAGGAAAGCGGCATGACGATGGAACAGAACACCACCCAGACATCTACCGCTTTGCTCCGCAACGCCACTGGCGTCGACACGACTGAAACAAACAGTCTCTGCTGCGCAGCAGCAGGCATTATTGCACCTCTCAGAGCCACTGCCGAGGCGCTTATACCCCATGAAAAGCTGCGCGGGGCAGCGACACCTGATGCAACGCTAATTGCTCGGAGTTGCCCGCTCGCGCAGCCTGACGTGGGGTGTAAGCCCTTAATGACTTTCTGCATCGACCTCCAAGAGTGCTTTCTCCAGACTGCAAATGTAGGGAGGAACATCGTGTTTTATAACATTCAGAAGGTCTTCAAAAATGATTCGTCGATTGACGTTACATACATCGATAGGGCGAATCGATCCGAGAAAATCCAAGACGATCAATCGCAGATCGTAGGTGTTTTTCAACAGAAACTTGTCAAACCGTCCAGACTCCAAAGCGCTCAGCCTCTGGAGAATGTCCTTCATGCCCGTCTCAACGAGCTCTCGATTCGAACCAAACCAATTCGGGTTAACCCGATCTGCTTTAGAAAGCAGATGCACAACTTCATGTACAAGACGCCTCAACTGAAAACAGTCGGCAATTTGCCGCTCATATTGTTCCGCTTCTCGACGAAGCGCTTCACGCCTTCTTTGCCATGCTGGAACAGCTCCCGCAGCCAAGATCGCCCCAATAGATCCAATCGCTTGAACCCAGGCCGCTGCGTCTTTTTTAACCTCGAACGCATCCAACACAACAAACAGCGCCCAGCCCACTGCACCTGTCGCCAAAAAGGTCCAAGTAACCCACACACCAGCGATCTTCATCGCAGGCGACATACTAAACCCCTTCATGCGTCGTGGCTCCTAGCCATCAAAAAGAGTCGAGCATGCCCATTTTCAGGCTACTCGTCTATGAAGGAGGCAACGTGAATGAGCTGGCTCTTTTCGCAGGCGCTGGTGGCGGAATACTCGGCGGCCACCTCCTCGGCTGGCGCACCGTCTGCGCCGTTGAGCGTGATGCCTACACTGCACAACTTCTGGCGCAACGACAAACCGATGGACTGCTCCCGGCTTTCCCGATTTGGTCAGACGTGTGCAGTTTTGACGGACGGCCGTGGCGAGGCGTTGTTGACGTGGTTTCGGGAGGATTTCCTTGCCAGGACATCTCCGCCGCAGGGAACGGTCTTGGCATCGCAGGGGCACGCTCAGGACTGTGGCGGCAGATGGCACGAATTACCGATGAGGTACGACCGCGTTACGTCGAGCTGGAGAACTCACCATTGCTTGTGGGAAGAGGACTTGCCGTGGTCCTCGGTGACCTTGCCGAAATGGGGTATGACGCGCGATGGGGCGTTGTCGGAGCAGCTGACTTCGGCGCGCCTCACCAGCGGAACCGGATCTGGCTCATTGCAGAAGACACCAATCAGACGATGGCCAACACCGGTGGCGAGCATGGCAAAGGGATCCTCCCCGGCAGCACTGACTCGCCGAACCGGGGCGGACCGTTCAAACGATCGCCTGGATCATGCCGTGATGGCATCGGATGGTGGTCATCTGAACCCGGAATGGGTCGAGTGGCTGATGGGGTGGCCCATCGGGTGGACCGCATTAAAGCCCTTGGCAATGGCCAGGTTCCAATCGTGGCAGCAACAGCATTCAATTTACTCTCCGTCAGACGATAACCAGGAGGTCGCATGAACACCCTTTTCCTGCTGATGGCCCAGTACAACGGGCAAGCAGTCATCCCCCTGGATCGCGTCTGTGCCGATTACATGAATTTAACCGTAGTAAAATTCAAGCAAAAACACCTCTCAGGCGAGATCGATATTCCGGTGGTGCGCTTGGGCGCCAATAGCCAGAAGGCAGGGCTGGGCATCCACCTGAAAGACCTTTCCGACTACATCGATCGCCAGCGCGAGAAAGCCGCGAAGGAGCAGAACCAACTCATGGGAAGAGAATGGCATTAAGTGGCTGGAGAATGTATATGAATGACCTTATTGCAATTAAAAAAAACAGACTGCTGCGCATTACGGGAAAGAAAACTACGGTACTTGTTTTCCAGCGAATTAGCCTGAGCAAAAGCTGCAATCTCGGAATATTTGGCTACTGCGCTGTTGTACTTGTCTAGACCCGCCCGGGTCCCGCAATAAGGATTAGCGTTTAGATCGACACCCAACACGGAAAACTCGGACATGAGGACCTGAAGCTGTCTCTCGGCAGCTTTCTCCCCATACTCCGCAACGAGCGCCTGCTGATCCCGCTTGAGCTGCTCTGAGGCACGCCGATATTCAAGCTCACGGACCTTCAACGCCTCCTCTCGCTCGGCATTTTTCGCTTCAACCTGCCCGGCTACATACTCACGGCTCTTCAACTCCAGCTCACGCTTGTTCTGAGCCTCGGCCACCTCAGATTTACGCTGTTCGAACTGGGCTGTTTGTTGCTGCAGATCTCTAAATTCGTTCCACAACCATGCTCCCGCCCCCGCATAGGTCACCAAACCGAACACAGCAATCGCAAGGTTGTCCTTGATGGCATTAATCGCACCGCTGAAACTCATGTCCCACTCACTCCATAGAAAACGAACATAGAAAAGCCACCGATTAGGCCGACACCTGCTTCAACCACTTCCAGCCCGCGTACTGGTCCCCTCTCCCGCGCAAATGCGTGTACCGCCGGAGCGAGTTCCAATCCCGATGCCCGGAGACACTGGACACCCTGGGAATATCCCAATCCATCTCGAACAGCCGACTCACCCCGTCATGCCGCAGGTCATGAAAATGCAGATTCTCAATCTCGAGGAAGAGGCATGCTCGGGTAAAGGAGGCCGACACCGACCGGCTGTTGTAGGGAAAGATCTCATCGGCCACTTTGGGCATTCCTTGAATGATCGCCCAAGCCTCATCCGGTAGATGGCACCACACATTATTGCCGATCTTCTGCCCGGGGTTTTTCATGTCGCGCACCAGCACCGCCTGCCGGGACTCATCCAAATCGTCCCAACTGATCCGCGTGATTTCCTCTTGCCGTCGCGT